CAGGCTTTCGCCGGCTAAAAGCTAGCCGAAAGTGTAGATCGAAATACACTTATACGCATTGTCTTCGGCTAAGGGGAATGGAACCCCCTTAAAAGAAGACCCCTCCCGGAATTCATCCGGGATAGGGAGCGTAGCCGCAAGAGAGCCAATGCCCCTCGCAAATCTTGCGAGGAACACGTGCCACTCCACCCTCCTATCGTCTGTATGACGTCGGAGGTTCGTAACATCTAAAAGTTCTTCGGCCGTTCGCCGATATATAGAGTACGAAGGCAGGACAAAATCACCGGGGAGGGAAGGACGAAGATCTCGTCTTCCTTTAACAGTGAAAGTCCTAAAAGTATACCCTGAATAGCCGCGAGCGGTATGACGGGGCTTCCTTGCCCGCTCATGATCTGAGCTGAGTAGGTGGCCATCGCCATAACCGTCCGGTCCGTAAATACGGAGACATGGGTGTATAAGATTTAACACCCTTATAGCGTCTTCATATTCACCACGCCTCACATAAAAGTTGTGAAGCATGAACAGGGTCCGAGGGCTTACCAGTTCTTTCTGGTAAAACGGTCGGATGTCGATACCTCGAAAGTAGTCGCGTCCGCAGGACTCCCGGAAGGGACCGCGGAAATAACTCTTCTTCTCGTTGACTGTGAAACCCACACACGCGAGTAGTCTTGCGACCGTCGCAGCATGAGCTGAAGGACAGATAATATCGTCTCCATATACCGAGACGTTATCATTATCCCCACAGACGGCACAGGTGAGGGCCCAAAATATAAGGCTCTCTAACGGAAAAGTAAATCCGTTACCCATGCTAGAGAACTTCTCCAGGGTATACCGCCGGCCATTGTATAAAACATGGCCGGTTCTTGCTTTTGAAAGCAGGCATGCCCAGTCTAGAGGGAGAAGACTGTATACAAGTTCCTTGGATACAGTATCAGACGCACTACTCAGGTCCAGGGTTGCTAAATCCCCGGTTAAGGATCCTTCGAGAGCTAGGGATTGATTCCTAGACTGATCCCTGAGATCCAACCCAGAACGTGCCAATAACTCAAACATCGCATCACCCAGCGCGAGCTGAACGAGCCCGTTTAGAACGGGTTCGGTGATCGTTGTTCTGTAAGTTAATGCGTTCTTCGGGACGAAGTTCAATACGCCATCCTCAATGAGGACGGGTACTGAAGCTATCAGCTCGGTTTCTATTGAATCAGAAGACTCAGTAGAAGACGACGTGAAGCAAGAGCTCCACGCCTCCGTTAGCTTAGGCAGCTCCCCCAATACGGCGTTCGCCGCTGGAAGAAGCTCTTCACTACACGAGGGCCCCGCCGCGAACTTCTCGCGGATCGAGGCTAGACGCTTTCTTGTACGCGTCGTTGCGCCCTTACCAAAGCGGTAGCCTAATTGCTCCCAGCTTGGAACGGGACCTAGCACTTGGGCGATTTTCCGCTGGGCCTTATAAAGAAAGGCCTCAACGTCTCGGGAAAAGCAAAACTTCCCTTGAGCCCAGAGCTTAAAGATCTCGTTCGTCTGTTCGCAGGCGTCTTCAGCTTCGCTGAACTTACTCGCTGCGACAGCCTCTTTGTCAACACCAACCTCGAGAAACTCGAGTTTAGTGAAGAACGCTAAGGCTTGCCGTGCGTGGTAGAGCTCGTTGGCCGTGAGGCCTTCTTGCTCATAGTCCAGCTTAAAGTCACAGAGTTCTCGGAACTTACACTTCGAAACGAGTGTTAGGATCCGTTTACCCTGCTGCCCCCCTCGGAGGGCGTGACCAAAGGCGAGGTCCCTGAGGAGGTCAATTGACTCTCCGGAACTATACGTTTCCGTCCAATGCGCAATTTTGTGCATATATACTCCATAAGAGTAGGAAGGTATGGAAGCAAGATTCTTCCCAGAATCTTGTCAACTTTTGCGTTCATAAGAACGCTTTAAGTCACCTGCAGAAGTTGATCGAACAACTCGGGCAAAGGCCCGGTCGTCG